ACATGCTCTACTTCGACATTGTTTTCATATACCTTGTAAGGCACAGTAATCAGATCAGGGGTATCGTGAGCGGCACCATAAATATCTGCGATACGACCATTTACGCGAGTTTTATTTTCACGGTTTGATAATTCGTTATTTGCAGACGAGGATTGATTGTTATTCTGGTTGGTTTGGGTAATTGAGGGCACAGGCATTAATAATGCAACAGCCACACCCATAACTATAGAAGCAACCGCTATCCAAGCTAGAGTTATGGGGTCTATACCCTTGGGATTCTCAATTACAATGAAAGTGCCTGGCAAGAAATCGAGCTGCTTTAATTCATATGCATTCTTCGGTGTGACTTCATTCGCAAATGAAATTTCGGCATGATCCATATTACTTGTTGTATGGAAAATACGGACATGTTCAGGCATATAATCATATTTTGAAGTAAGCCATTGACCCAAAGTTTCGGCGTGTTCAATTGTTTTGTCTTCGGATAAAGGGTCTTGTTTATAAATAATCTTAATCATAGAAACTCACACGATTAAATCCAAATGCTTGAACGACTTGAATTGGCATCCATGAAACGCCTGATTCCTGCAAATGCAAAATACGCCCCAAACGAAAAAGCCCCACATGTGGGGGCTTGTTTCGGTATCTCGAGTGAAAGGCGACTATGCAGCCTTCCTTGGGCATGGGCAGTGGATTTAAAAGTTTTAACCTTGATGGTAGAAATACCTTTTCTTTAATAGGCTTCATAAAAAATTCAAGTGCTTCCGCCCGGTCTATTCCATATAGATCCAATGCAGCTTCATGAGCAAAATGAACACAGTTGTAGTTTTCCTCGTCATATTGTCTATCAAGCAAATGATCGTGACTCTTCATATAGCCCCCTTCAAACCACTAAAACGATCAAGCGAAAAGATATCTCCAGTCTTCGCAGTATTTAATCTTGGTGATTCAGCCTTGAATGTCACAGCTTTATGGTTCATTGCAACACTGGAGAGTTGCAGTCCGAGTAAATAAAACATTGGAGAATTCAGATTGTCTGAACTGTAAATCCGGTAATTTACTGTTGGCTTTACATCGGGATATTGGCCTTCGATTACCCGTTCAAACTCATCCGGCATTACATCACCTAAACCAGATATAGAGACTGTTAATGTCTGGTCCAGATCACCCAGCATTCCGGATCTTTGAATAGATGCTGGCAAAAATTCATAATAGACCTGACCGGATCCCTCCTTATGTTGAACATAAACACCTCGGTCATCATTACGGACTATTCGGTATGTATTCATAAAAGAAGGATGAGAAAGCTCAATACACTCCAATTGATAGACATCAACTTTCCGATTGAAAAAGAATTTGGCATATTCGTTATCCATTAGACCTCCCAATCCTTAATCAAAGCGATATCGGCAGTAAGGTTAGGCTGGTTTTGAACAACTTCGAGCTGTGCATTTACCCGGTAAAGGTTGCCATTCACTTCATTGGTCTTGAACGAGTTTGGAATGAAATTGCATAGATATTGCTGACGTGTTCCCTGATCAATGACCAGATCCGCATAGAATGAGGCTGGCTTATTCTGGTAGACCCGCCAGAAAGCCATCATTTTATTAAAATCGGATTTACTTAAATTCCAGTTCACATCGACAATATGACTATTACGTTTTACATCGATGTAATAGCGACCACGACCGCCATCCATCTGCTGACGTTTCACATCATCACCCGGTGTTACGCCATAGCCGCTGGTCTGAGGATTTAGCTTTAACTTGTACATAACTTTCCTTCAGGCAATAAAAAACCGACCTTTAATTAGGTCGGTTTCTATGATTTTAACGCTAGTATTATGGTATCTAACTTCCATATTAAGATGGGGATGGAGATCATTAATACTGATTTACCTACATCCCACCAAGTATATTTATCATTCATCGAACTACCTCTATCAACTTTGCAAAAGCATTAATAATGTTCGAAAACTGCCAAAGAAAAATTCCCAATAAGATAGATCCTGTTACTTTTACAAAACCATATTTTTCCATAGTTGCCTCTACATATTTTAAAATCACTGCTATAATTTCAGGCATAGTAATACTTCTCCTTAACTTTGCTCGGTTGAGTTGAATTGAAAACCTCAGTGCGCCAACACTGGGGTTTTTGCTTTTTTAAGTGCCCTTATTGTTTCATTTCAAAAAAATGTCATTTATTCATTTTTCCTACTATGGAAAACATAGGCATAAAAAAACCACCCGAAGGTGGTCCTTTCATAATATTGGCTGTCAATAGGCTTTAGAAGAGACTAGGAGTTGACACTGTCAACAGCTCTTCTCTCTTATACCGGCATCTTTAAACGGTTTTACTTACACTCCATTAACATTACTCTCCTTATACCTGTAACTTTAAAACTATCGATTCCGTCTTGCTGTCGTATTCTCAGTCAAAGACCGACTAATAGTTGAGTTTGGATTACCGATTTGATCACTAACAAGCTTCGGTACCGTTCTTGGAAGCTGCTTATCCAGTTCATCTTTAACAATGATCCGGACAGTTTGCTCATCCAGTTGCTCAGCTTCAACAGTTGCTCCACTTACCTGATTAATCACTTCAATTTTGAAATTGACTGTCGGTGAAGCACGCTCAATTGAAGGCATAATCTCAGCTTTAGGACGTGAAGTACGTCCTAAAGTAAAATCCTGAACATCATCCAGATTTGAACGATCCTGAACTAAGCCATTGGATGAGAAGTAGACCTTGCCATCATGGAATAGGTCAGAACTTGCCGAAGATGCTGCAGTAGGTACGCTACCATTACCTTTATAAATAATCTGAGTATCTTGAACCGGTTGATTAAAGATGTCAGCTTGCTTTTGGCTTTCTATAAAGGCACTAGAGCTCATCATTGCACGGCGCATGACACTATCAGCCGAGGCATTGTTATTGAGAAAAGCTTCAGGGTTTGCACTCTTACGCATTTTCTCAACTAAACCAACTCCCCCCCATCTTTTAATGTCTTCTTGGGACCATACAATCTCGCCTTTATGGACAATACCAGCAGGCTGATATTTCCCACCAGATCCGGTAAAACCACCATCTGAGAATCCAGCTATTGTTTGCCCAGCAATCAAACCAGCATTTGCATATCCCATAGCAAGCATGGCGGTTGAAGCCGCAATTTTTGCCCCAAAAAATGGGATCGTTGCATCAGCAGCTACTTGTGTAGCTGCCAAATGAGCAGAGATAATCGCAGAAGCAATAGCAAAGGATTGTTGAGCTATAAACATTGCCTTGAAAGAGCGTGAATTTTCACCACGCGCATCCTTAACAATTTGAGTTAAACCTCCCCATGTGCTTGAAGCAGATGAAATCATCTGACTGTATAATTGCAATTGACTGTCGTGATCTGCTTTTCTTGCATCAATCGCCTTCAGGTGGTACTCATTATCCATTTGCTGTCTTGCTTCTTTGAATACGCGCTCCGCCTCCAATCGTTCCTGATAACTAGCTTTTTCAGACTCCAAAACAGCTGCAAGATTATCTTTCAACTTTTGATAAGTTTGAGCGTAATCTTCATCCAATACTTGCATATTGGTTTGCTTGGGCTTGGTGTAGTTTGTCGATTTAAGAAACTGACTAGAGGTATCATACTGATCAATTGTTGGATTCCCCACACCATTACGAATAAAATCAGCCTGAAATGCACTCATCTTCCTTCTACGCTCTTCAAGATCAGTGATTTTTGATATTTCATCATACTCAAGAGCATAACGTTTTTTGATACGCTCCATTTCTCCCAGCATGAATTGCTCAGCCTGAAACAAACGTTGCTCTTGAGCAAGTTTTAGTAATCCTAACTCTTGCTGTTTTTGCAATTCCAGGCCACCTAAAGCAACCTTTCTTTGATCTTCAGAGAGTTTACCCTCAGCAACTAATCGCAAAGAATTGGTTTCATATGTGTACTCAAGCTTTTGCTTCTCAGTCCACTTATAACCATTCACTTCAAAATCTTGCTGAAGTTTGGCGAGTTCATCTTGAGCTTTATATCGCTCTTTGATTTTAGGAATTAAGGCTGTTTGACCCGTTTGTTGCGCAAGGTTAATTTCTTCGTTACGAGCCTTGGTTCGCTTCGCTTGCTCCTCCTCATATTGCTCTTGAAGGTTTAGACCTTGCTTAACTAACTCTAAACGTGCCTTGATTTGCTTTCCATAGGCTCTATCGCTATCACCATCGGATAAACCGCCTTTGCCAACACCACCAGCAATGATATCGGAATACCTTGAAACCTTAGCTACATACTGCGAAACCTCCTTATTTCGCTCTGCACTGCCTTTAACCTTGCCAGTTTTAGTAAACTGTCTTGCTCCACCCTCACCTGCATTATGGGAAAGTATTGCCTGAGCCAAGTCACCTGTTTTTTCATAAACCTTGGCGATATTATCAATTACAATTTTGCCCGACTTTTCCAAGTCATAACTATCAGCAACAGACATATTGTTCTGTTTACGATAACCACTGGTTGTTTGAAAATATCCTATTGCACCAGTATGACTCTTAGCTTCTCGAATACCTTGAGATTCTTGAGCCAATAAGCCTGCAATTACACTTGATGGTATCCCTTTGCTTTCAGCATATTTACCTAAACCACTCGATTCAATTAAAGCAGCAGATCGCTTGGCTACTTCCAATTCAGCTTGTGTGATTTTAAGTTTTTTCTCACTTTCCTTGGTTTGCTTTCTGCTAGATTCGGTAATACTTTCTTGTAAGTCCTTGGCTTCCTTCTGCTTCTTATACCAAGCCTCAAAAATTGCAGCTTCCTGACTAGTTAAACTTCTAGTCATCGGAATTTTATTGTCGGTATAAAACTCTGATGCCGCACGCGCCTTATCAAGACCCTTTTCGCCACCACCAAATGCCTTAGTGTTTTTTATAAGAAAATCATTTTTCAGAATATCTTTGTTGGCGTTGTCTCGTAACTTATTTAACTTTTCTTGAGCAGCGACTTGGTTGTTTAATTCATTTGTTTCTCCTTGTTGAGCAGCAAGTACAGTTTGATGTTGCTTTAGATACTCATTACGCAAGTCATTCTGTTTCTTTAGCTCTGCATTAGCCTGATTCAACGCAATTTTAGACTGATCCGTTTTAGTAGCATGATCCTGTAACCCCTTGATATTTTCAGCAGGAATTTTGGCTGTACTATTGAACTTACTCACAGCATCAGTTGCTGAAATTTGATTTAAAGAATATGCCTGAATTACCTTATTCAACGATTTAACTTGTTCTTCGCTACCACCATTTAACCGAATGAATTCCACTTGTGCTCGTAATGAATCAAGCATTTGTGTTTTCATGTCAGTGAAATTTTGAGTAGCGACTTTTGTTAAGTTTGTTTGAATTGTTAATTGCTTAATTGATTCGGCCGTTACCTCAACATGTTGTCTAGAAGTAGCATTTAAGAGTTTTAGAGCAGTATTACCTTGCTCAATCTTATTTTTTGATTCTGCTACTGCACTAGAGAACTCAATGAGTTTATCAATTTGATTCTGACTAAAACGACCAGATGAAATCATCTTTTTTAAGAGATCACCTGCATCGCTTGCACCTGTAGCAATAGACTTAATGGCATTTTGATAATCTTCATAATCACTGCCAGATAATTTAAATAATTCCTTTTGGATATAAGCAAAACGTTTGATAGCTCCACTAGCATCATCAATTGCATCATTTTGCTGCTCAATCTCTTTGCGTAACCGCACACCCTCTGTTAATGCTTGCACAGTATTTAACTTTATGTACTTATCTGTTAAATCACTAACCGAGTCAGATTGTGTTGCAAGAGACTCTTTGACTTCATCCGAACTGCTGCTTAGTAAATAGAAAGATGCGGCTGTTGCTGCAATTGCTAAACCCATTGGGCTAAAAATCGCCATAAGCGCTGACTTTGCTAAAGCTAAACGGCTAGTAGCAACAGATTGCGCTGTTAAGGCTGCTGATAATCTAGATGAAGCTGCAGACTGTGCTGTTTCCGCAGCAGCAACCTCTAACGCAACTTGAGCTTGTAATCGTCCTAGCTGAGCCATTCGTGTGATGGTAGCCGTGCGACCTTGTTCAGTGATTTGGGCTTTTAAACGAACTTTTTCGAGTTCTATTTCTGCCATGATCTGAGCATGAGTAGCTTTGATGTTCGTTAGTGTCACCTGCGTACTTTGTGCTTCGGCAAGCGCAGATTCCACTTCAGCTTTTGCTGCTGCAATATTTGCATTACGTTCAGCAATTGTGGCAAACACTTGTTTGGTTGACGCAGCAATACTCGCTTGTACAGCAACCGTTTTTGTTAAAACGGCTTTTGTCATTAAGCCAATACCTATGGCAAATGCACTGTCTGCAATTAAATTCAAATTATTTGCTAGTAACTGAATCGATCCTGATAAAGCCTGTGCTGCTCCACTTCCTTTACCAGCCTCTCCTACAAATTTAGTAATTTCATTGTTTAGGAGTGTGAGAGACTGCCCGATTGTTATATCAGTTTTAGCAAAAAGAGCATCAACTTCATCTTGGACATTTTTAAGTGCTTTAACGATTTCCTGTGAAGTGATTTTTCCTTCAGCAGCTACTGAACGTAATTCACCTACAGTAATACCCATACCTTTAGCAATAGCTTTTGCTAAAGCTGGTGTTTGCTCCATTACAGAATTAAGCTCTTCACCACGTAATGTGCCGCTTGCTAACGCTTGTCCGAATTGAACTAAAGCTGCATCAGCAGCTTCTGCACTTGCACCACTAATTGCTACAGCTTTAGAAACTGTTTCAGTTAAACGTGCTGTGTCATCCATTGTGAGGTTTAAAGTTTTGGCATTATCACTAAAACGCTGGTAGACCTGTAGAACAGAATCCCATGCTGAATAGGTTTTTTGAGCAATTCGGAAAGTGTCTTCCGTAGCTTTATTTAGTTCAACTTGATTATTAGTGACCAACTTAAGGCGGTTTTGTAGTCCAGTATATGTATCCATCTTTGAAATGGCTGAACCTACTGTTAATAAACCAGCCATATACCCTGCTAGTGCACGAGTTGCTACAGACATCCGGTCCATAGATTTCGAGGCGAAATCCCCTTTTTTGGTGATGCTATCCAATTCAACTGATAAGTCTTGTGCAGTGCGTTTCGCACGTTCCGAATCAATAACAATTACTAAGCGAGCTTCTTGAGCCATTTGACTTTCCTCTAGGTAATAAAAAACCGCCATAAACGGCGGCAATAAATCGAGACTTAACTAGGCAATACTTTTTGACTTTTCCAAGATCCATGAAGTTATTTCAGCCCCTAGATCTCCATACATTAATAATTGATAAGCTGATTTTGGCGAATAACGCGTTTCTTTTTCACCAGCTATTCCTGTTTTTGAAAGTTCAATATTTTCCCAATCCTGTATAAGATGATTTGCGATAATTTTTGCAAACTCTTGGGCTGATAGCATGGCACTCATTCTAAAAATACTTTTTTTGGTACAAAGCATTTTATAGGCCTTATCAAATTCAGGATCAGAAAAAGGCTTAATCCTGAAACATCCAAAAGCTTGATCATTTTTCTTAAAAACAAACCATTTAGATTTATCTATCATATTTACTTCCAAAATTTCGGCAATAAAAAAGGGCTGGATTTAAAATCCACCCCCATAGGTTTTACTGGTTTCATGATTTAGCTCATTATTCAAATAAGCGTTGCAACGGCTTGCCCTTTCGGATTTCAAATCTAATAGGGTTAAATTCAAACCAGCTTTAGTTGTGGTGATAACTCGTTTTCCAGTTTATTCAACTCATTTTCGAATACTGGCTTATCATCCTGCCAATAGCGCATATTGCGTGCTGAACAGCTCACCTGTTCTTTTCTAGTTTTATATTCGAGACACATTTGATTGTATCTAGCCCACTTGGATTGAAAAGTTTGAGTGAGCTGCTGCGCCATCCAATTAAAGGCCTCAATGAATTGCTCTTTGATCAAATCTGCCTTTTCACCAGTAAAACCCATAACCAAAAACATCCAGCCATCTTTAGTCATACGATAAAACTTTCGTGGCTTACCGTTCTGTAACTCATTGTTTTCATAGCAAAGCTCAAAATTGAGTTTTCTAAAACTTTCAGAACAGCGTAATTTTTCAATGTCCCTAATAACATTCTTATGCAATTTATCAAACGCTTCTGCCACGGCGTAACTGGTAGTTTTAACTTCGCCGTTTTCCTGTGTAACAACAGCTCTTAAGTTTAATACTGACATCATATTCATAATATGAACTCCGACTGCTCATAATAAAAAGACACTGGCGGGAAGAAGTATGAACAGTCAAAACGACCATCTTCCTTTCGGGAGCTACCCTAGCCAGTGGTAAAGCAAAATTGTGCTGCACCTAAAAAACATCAATTTTTTTGCTCTATAACTTCTCAGGCACTAAAAAAGCCGACTTTGTTAAGGTCGGCTTCGCTAAAAAAATAGTAAATCTTGTCAAGGGGGATGAAAAGATTCACAAGGTGTATGGTGTCAACAGAGAATGGATGAATAATCGGCAACAAAAAACCCACTCGATGAGTGGGTTTTGTTAAGTTGATTTTATTAGTGACGAATCAGACTACCAACCACCAGAAATTCGCAAAGCACCAGCTAGCATTCCCGCTTCCATCAATGGATGAAACCAACGGTCGCTATAATGTTGATTGCCTGTTGTATAGCTTATAGTTTTTAAGTCATCACTAATGATTTTTCTATTAAGAGGTCCTCTTAAATCCATTGCCCGAGTAAGTTTTAGAACTGCAATATTAGTTTTAAAAGCATATTCAGCTAAGTAGTGTCCTTGCTCGTTATCAAGCATATGTACTGCTCGATAGATTCGACTGGTAACAAAGTTTTGGGTAATAATTGCATCAATCAGGCTCTTGAGGAGTTTGAATTGATCTTCATCAAACAATGAACCTTGCCCTTTCTTCTCTGCGCTACTGTACATAGCAATCAAATGATGAACATACTCAACCGCTACAGGAATCATGTCATATGGGATTTCATCAATATGATTTGTCCCAAAACGTTGATTAATAATTTTCCATGCATCACTCGAATTTAGGTGTTTAGTCTTAGCCACAAGTAAAGCATGAGCATCATGTAATGGTGTGCGTTCAGATTTATGGGTTTTGGCTAAAATTTCCTTTCGAACAAAATAGCAATCTTCCAGTTGCTCAAATACTTCCCATGCTTGATCTGTATCGAGCATCTTGGCATGGCGTGCTGCACCACGTTCTGTCCAAAGAATTAGGGACCGAACCTTATTTGAAATTGTTGGGGAGTTTGCAAGTAGTTTTAAACTACTCACAAAATCTTTTAATTCTTGACCAACAATTTTAAAAAAATGCTTACCCTCAATAAATCGTTGTTTATTTTCATTATGATTCTGACGGATACGCACTGACTCAGTACCATAAAAACCTGCAAGCATTTCAGTCGTTACAACTGGAATAGATTTGAAATTTATAACAGATACTTGCGTATTATTTATTTGTGTTAAACTAACCATATCTGATTTCCTCTTAGAGATTAGATAGAGCCCCTTGTTTGATGTGAGAGTCGCAAGGGGTTTCTTTTAATGACACTATTATCTTGCCATTGAAATCAGTATTCCATAGTGTTATTATCTTGTCAAATACATTTTTAGGTTAACACAAAATGGCAGATCCAAAGACTGGCAGAATTGTCTCGCAAGATGACTGGAAGCGAACTCAAGTGCGTATGCCACAAGAACTTTATGATGATTTAACTAATTATGCCGAGAATAAAAATATTTCCTTAAACACAGCAATGATTACATTGATGACTAAAGGCTTAGAGCCAACTAAACATTTTGATTTGGTCAGAGAATCAGCAACTATTACCGATGATGTAATTGAAAAAATAGCCAACAAGATTGTTGATCGCATGAAAAAAGCACCCTAGGGTGCTTTTTTAACGTGAATATTTGAGTCTTTATTTTTCAATCTACCACTTGTCATTGTCAATACTTGCATTTAGAGTTTTTTCAAAATCACTAGATAACGCATCAAATCTACCAAGCATTAGCTTATAAGTAATAGGATCATCAATTGGTGTGTTTCCAAATTTTGCATAACCATAATTATTGAATTTGAGACGCGCTCTTTTATCCTTCAGATCTATTGCCAAATTAAAAGATATTTTGGCTTGTGAGTACCCATTACATTGCATTTTGCTAACTGTTAAATCGCACAAAGGAGAAGCAATACCTCTAATTATTAATTGACCTTCTTCTAAGCTTTGATACTGTATTACATCTTGAGCCGAATTAAAGTTATTAGCTATCCACTTTTTTGATTGATTGAAGAGCTGTTTTTTGTCGCTATTCAAATTTTCAAAAATCTTAACATACTCAGCTGTGTATATAGTTCTGGCTTGAACTTGACAGCTTACTATTAGAAAATAACTTAAAAAAGCAGCAAATATAACTTTTTTCATAAACGCACCGTTATTAAATCTAAGTCAATTCAACAAAATGATTGCTAAATGTCATGTGTCTTAAAAAGCACCCTAGGGTGCTTTTTTACGATAGTAACCAAATAAACCCAATTAACAATATTGCGCCAACCACCACTCCTATTATCCATTCGGATGCTGGATAACCAAGGAGCAAATTATTATCTTTTTGCGGTTCAATAACTTTAGTGGGATACTTAGACTCAGGGTAGCTTGGTTTGATTGATTTAACTGGCCTATTGCTCAATGGTGGAGGAACACCTATATGCTCTTTACTGCGAGCAGTAGATTTTTGCTTCAAAAAGTTATCATTTACCTTTTTTATTTCCTGTTCACTCAAATTTCTCTCTTTTGGGACTACCTCTTCATCATCATTAGGAGACAGAGGGAAGTAAATTTCAACAAAATCTCGAACAGAGATATAGTCACTATTGGGTAGGGCTTTAAGTAACGATAAAAATTTTTTAAACGGCTGTTTTTTATAGGCTCGATTGTAATAAGCCTCTAATTTTTTCTCTAATGTAATAATTGGTCGATTAGCTGTATAAGCCGCCTTATAAGTGTAAGATATACTGCTTAAAGCATTCTTATGCTTGCCCTCTAGTCTTAAGACATTTGCCATATCTTCATGTGGTGAGGAGTCTATAACCAGTGTTTCTGTTTTAGAAAAACCCATCCTACTAGCATGCTTTAAATAGTAATCTTTTTGATGGTTTAAATGTTTCCATGCATCGTCAAAACGCCTTTCTTTAATAGCAATCTGTGCGAGTTTCTTGCTATTAGCGGCATGCCCCAGATAGTCATCCAATATCATATCTATTCAGCCAATCACATTTAATATTCTGTTTAGTCAAGTTAATTCTCTCGAACAACTATTACTTTGTGTTTAGCTTATCTTTGCATGCTGGTGAAGCGAATTTAAGCCCATTGTCCCTTATCATTTTATATCCTCCTCCAAGCGCATAATTAAGCTCAAGAGATGTTGGAGTGAAATTACTTATTTTCCAGTAAGTCCCATCCTGAGAATAGAGTCTATCATTTAATAATTTTACAGACATTACCCTAGCTGTACCTAGGTGGTCTTGGCAAATTACACCCGTCCCATCACTTTCTAGTATTAAAGTCCCAACCAACCGATCAAATTGACCAGTCCAATAACCTGAATTACTAACAGGTGTTGGATGAATATCAAAAAAATTAGCTGTTGTCGCACAACCGGCCATCCCAAAAACCAAACTCAATAAAACAATCTTTTTCATATCAACCACTACAATGTAATACTTAATAAAGTAAGAGCACTCATGGTATGAGTGCTCTTGTTAATTACCAATCGGCATTAATTTTTTGTTGAGTTTTAATCTTTTCAGCCATTTGATCGGATGATTTATTTAATTCATCCATAATTATTTTAGCTGATGGATAGTCTTCAGTAATAGGTCTATTAGTTTCATTATATCGAACTCCACTAATTACCTGCGCTGGTTTATAGTGAGTAAGATTATCGTAACTCACTTTCATTTTCCCATCTTTTGTATCTACACGCACTGTGAAATCCACTCGATCACCAGCCGTAACAGTCATACAATCAGCAAACCCAGAACAACGGTATGGCATATTACCTTTGCCAATAATTGAACCCGTAGTCTTATCCTCATACTGAATTACTGCATTTGCCGAGCGAAAAGCTGTAGCAAACCATTGACGTGCGCCATCATAAATCTGTGCTTGGTTTAATCCATCAATTTGATAAACCTTTTCAAATTTTACAGGCTCTGAGGGTTGTTGGGGAGTTGTCGCACACCCCGCTAAGCCCAATCCAAGAAATCCCGCTAATAAAATCTTTTTCATAATGTAATCCATTTGTTATTAATCTCACACAATTTAACAAATGGACAAAATAATGTCATCAAGAACTTAAAAAGGAAGATTCTCTACTAGTCCATGTGGTCAAGCCAAAATACATCCTCAAAATTTTTACATACACCTACTTTTTTGAGTTCTTTATATATAAGTAAGGCTGTATCGATCTTGACAGAATGTCCCTGCTCGGCTCTTGTCACATAGTTTGATAGAACTCTGCTACCACTAACAAAACCACACCGCTTTGATAGCTCATAAACCGTTAAGCCTGCTTTTTCACGCAAACAAGCAACATTATTCTTTACTTCCATTGCTGCACCACAAGTTAAATTTTAGAATATTGTAGCACAATAAAAGATAATTACTATTTTTTGTGTTAGCACAACAAAAAGAATTGACACAATAAAAGATATTAAATAAGATGACTTCATCAAGGCTAAAAGCCATGAAAAAGAAAACCCCTTGCAGACGTCGAAATCAGGCAAGGGGTTTATGTCTAAACCAATGGAGATTTAAGACATGTCTAATATAGCACAAATCAACGATACCAAAATATCAATTGTTAACTTCAAATCTGTTCCAGTTGTTACTACAGCAATGCTTGCTGATTTCTATGGAACCGATACAGACAACATCAAACAAAACTATTCTCGAAATAAAGAGCGGTTTGTAGAAGGTAAACACTTCTTCAAAATTATTGGTGAAGAATTGAAAAAATTTGTAGGTGACTTAAAGTCACTTGCAAATTTCCCTGCAATTTCAAATAAAACTCGATCCCTTATCTTATGGACAGAACGCGGTGCTGCACGTCATGCCAAGATGTTAGACACAGACCAAGCATGGGAAGTTTTCGAGCAACTTGAGGATTGCTATTTTGTCCGTAAAGAGATTTTAGCCAAAACCCACAAATCAGAACGTGAACCCCTAACCAATGCTGTAAATCTTCTTGTAGCTAAAACTAAGCATTTGAATTACAGCGATGCTTATAAATTAGTTCATCAGCGTTTCAATGTTCAGCATATTGATGAAATTCCATACGATGTAATACCTGTGGCTGTGGAGTATGTTCACCACTTAATTGCTATGTACAGCAAGGCTGAAAAACAAGGTTCTTTATTTGATGAAGATCAATTTAAGCTGCTCAAGAACCTAATTGATGCAATTATTTCCCAAAACTTTGCGACTAGTCGAATCTATCGAGCAGTACATATGCTTAACAACGAGCAAGGACACTACTTAGCTGAATATGCTTTTAAAACTAATATTGCAGTTCTAAAACTTACTCGGGCAATGGATTTAAGAGGGCCACTTAATAGAAAAATCATTAGTGATGATTTAAAAACCATAAGCTACACAACAGGCAATCAACATTATAGCGACCGTTGGTTTCATCCATTGATGGAATCGGGAATGCTAGCTGGTGCTTTGCGAATTTCTGGTGGTTGGTAGTCTTCTAACAAAAAAGCCCTTCGGGGCTTTTCTCTACATAAAAACACCCTCATATTTGAGGGTAATTTAACAAGTGGTTAATAATGGCGCAATAAAAAACCATCTTCTGGTGGTTTAGACAGCTTCATCAACAATGTTATCCACTTTGTCTTCTTTTGGAAAGAAAAGCTTATGGTTGGTATTTCGGTTTTCTGCCATGAATTTTCTTGCAGTCATGTCTTTAAATTCATATGCCGACCAGACTAAACCTGCATAGAAGTCTATAAATTGTAGCTCAAGGCACTTTGAGCTATCCATTGGCATAATATTGCATGACTGGTTAACAATTTGGTTTTCAATGCCACACTCTAAAACCATCTGTTTTAAATACTCACCCATATTCCATTTCAACGAAACCCGCTCACTTCTTCTGTCAGGCATAAAATCTACATATTTATGCTTGCAGATAGTCCCAAGAAGTAAAAGTTTCACCATATAATTATAGAAAGCATTTGGGTCGTTCTTGAATCTTGCATTAACAAATTCTTTATTTGCTGTAATTGAGCGAAGTTGTATATCTGGATGGTCTTTGATAAGTTTCGCAGTCAATTTGACGAATATTTCTTTATCTTTTAGATTCAAATCAACTGATTTTAATTCATTTTTTAAAGGTCTTTTTCTTTTTTCATATAATGCTCTTACAATACGCTGAACATACTTAACCTTATTCTCAGGCAAACAGATTGCTGCTAACGTAAGCATTCGACTGGAACCACCCTTTTGATAAGGCTTTTCCATATTCCAACCTAAATCACCACTTTCATCCAAGTATATAAATGTTCGCATATTTTATTATCAAGCATTAAAAAGCCCCTAAGAAACTTAGAGGCTAGAATTCGGTGCGGCACCTAGAGGCAACGTATTTACAATACGTTTACGATTATCGCAGTGTTTATCGTACCTCAATCTAGGCGTGGTGTATTTATACCGCGCTGCGACTACATTGATAGAATATTTGATAATGACATTCCTGTCAATACAGAATCGCCTAGTCAATGTCAACCACTTGACCGTATTATGTTACATCAATCGCGTTACATCCCGTCGCTTGTTCACAGTTAAGTATCGCACGTCAGCATTTAAGTCTTCGTCGCTCGTTGCGTCGCCTTCTTATGGCACTCCTCCAAAAACAAATTATCCAACGCAAAAATACAGTCATTAAAAATATGAGCAGCCACTGGCAAATCATTATGCTCTGCATAGACATTGATTGCCTGCTGATCTAAAGATAACGGGATGCCCTGCTCATACCGTCTGGATCTGGCAATAGTACTAAATGCCGAAAGAATAGAGTCAGCCGCATACGAATATTCTGGCGGATCAGGAATACGGCCACCTAAGAACTTGATTTGTTCGATTTCATGCGGCGTTTTCGACGCATACGTTTTTTGGTATTTGTAGAGCTCGACGACTTTCCCAGAATTAAAGCCTTATCCTTGTCGGCTTCTTCCTGAATCCTCTGAGCCTGTTCTTTAATGAATAGCCAGATTGAAATACCAATATCACCAAGATTAAGAAGCTTTGAGGCATTCTCAGGTGTATATGGCTTTTCAGATTCAACCGTTTTACCGTCTACGATTTCGGCAAATACCACACCTTTCCAGTCTTCAATTAAGTGGGCAGCACACGCATCCATTAACAATTCATGGTAAAGCTTGGCATTTTCATCTTTGACCATCACATCATAGCCTTTGGATGAAATCTGATTTCCGGCTCGTTCAATTGCTACCTGAAAAGGTTTATAGGCGATACCACGGACTTTGAACTCTGCCTGTACTTCGCCATCAACCCCCTTGTATTCACACCATTTTGATACGTCCGAGCTTTTAATAATTCCGACTTTTAAAGCCATAACAACCTCTGAAATTTTAGAAATAAAAAAGCCCATGGGATTCCATAGGCTTTGTTACTGAATAAGTTGATTACACAAGAGCACGTACAATTGTTGGCGCTGTACGAACTTGGGCAAAGTTGATATCTACAGTAATGATGTCATCACCACCACCATCCGGGTGATTGGCTTCCATGACTTCCAATTGCGGGAAGTTGAACGAATATTTACTTCCTTTGCTGTCTCTGATGTCGAAGGTCAGTGTAAACACATCACGGGTTTTGATTGCATCAATCCAACCAGCAGCTGTGGCCGAGAACATGAATGAAGCATTCGCTTCGATATCCATCATCTTCTCTAAATAAAACTCTGGAGTGTATTTACCAGATCCGATACAACGGATTGCTTCAAGGTTATTGTTAATAGAAATGGTCAAAGACTGTAGACATGCTTTGCCTTGAATTGACTGGCCGTTTACAAGCAAGTTTTCCACGTTTGGCATACTGACCAGTGGACGTGTTGAAGCTGCAATCGGATTTACAACAGGGTTGACTTGCTGTCTAGTAAATGAGCTACCTACAAGACCAAAGTTACCAGTGATCTTTCCTGTAGTCTGGATAGTAATTTCACCAGAATTGACCTGAACTCCACGGTAAATAAACACCTGCCCAATATCTTCAAAAACTTTAACTAACGTTAATGATTTTCGAACAGCACCGCCAATTGTTAAGCTGTTTGTCGCCCAGTTATTGAATGCTAAAGCACTTAAGAACAAATCAAAGGTACCAAGTGATAATTCAAACTCTAACTGACCTGCTACTTCTGCTTCAGTAACTACCCCACCTTGGCGAAAACGTGAATCAACCACTTCACTGCTTTCTTCAGTAGAAACATTTTCAGATAAACCATCACTTACACGGCGAACTGTGTACCAGATCGGGTTTGCTGGAGTTGTTCCTAAAACTGCTTCTTCACAAGCATATAATCGAATTTTTGCGCCTGAACTCATTTATGGTTCTCCAAAATTTAGGCAATAAAAAACCCGCTTTTTAAGCGGGTTATTAAAGTGTTTCGTCTGTGTCTGAGATTTCTGGCGGTTCCACGCCATTCATGGCTGCAGCAACTGCCTGAGATAAGTTAGTAGGCTGGAAATCCACTGGTGTTTCACTCAAAGTTTCTTCAACCTCAGGTTCTGGTTCAGGTTCTTCATGCAGACGGATATCAATCCAGCGGCCTTCTGGAATGTCCATTGGGTTCTCGTGATCTGCCACAACAGCAGCAAGTTCAAAATCAAACTTACGCTTGTAAGTTTTAATTGAGATGTCACCATTTTCTAGGGTGTCATACACTACTGCAACGATTGTGTTGCCGTTTGCGTCTTTAGGTACTTCGATATACCAACCTTCTTGAGCAAAGCCTAAAGAGCCTTTAAGTAAATAGTCGCCTACATCGACTTTCTTAAATTCAATAGGCTGCTTTTCTGCATCATTATTGAGCTCGATATGGTCGTTAAATAGCTTAACTACTGGTGATGCTGCTTTTATGAAACCGTTGGAATCCACAGAAGTATTCGCAGATGTTCTTAGCTGCTCAATTACAACAGGTATCTCACTGACAATAACAACGTCATCTGTATGAACAGTAACTAAATAATTATCAGATGTAATATTGGAAATACCGGAAAAATATCTAAATGCCGATGTTGAAGAACTTGCTGTTCTTCGAATGGCAACATAGTCTACATTTTGATATTTAACTACAGCCATACCTGAAATATGAGTTGTTACACCAATACTAATAAACCGAGCTGTAACACGATCATATGCTTGCTGAATTGATACTAAAGTTCTCGAATGTTGATTTGCTGAGTCTGAATCACCCCTCGAAAACACTAGCTCACCAAACATGTTTCGATTGGGTGAGCTTCTGACAGAATAAGGAAATAACAATACATAGCTAACGACAGAATCTAGGTTTACTCCCGTAATCATTTTTCTTTCAAAAGTTTGGCCTACTCCACCAATTCCAAAACCGCCAACTTCTATCAAATTACCAGCTGTAGTACCAACATTTCTAGTCGCGGCACTACCAAGCCCTAAGTTAGTTCGAGCATCGGATGGAGTTGTTGCACCGGTACCACCTTGAGAAATTGCAATAGCCTTGGTTAATCCTTTTAGCTCTGTAATGTCACTATTCACCCCTTTTTCTGCTGCTCCGAGATTATTTCGAGCATCTAGTGCAGTTGTCGCCCCAGTACCACCTTGAGAGACTGCAGCAGTACCTTGGACCTGCGAAAAGTTTGGTGCCAGATTAGGAATGCCTGAAGCGAATGGCAGCATGAATTGCCGTTTTCCCTGAGCCGAGTTATACGGGAATGGCCGGTGATCCCAACTAAATTTAAAAACAAGATTTGCCATTATGCTGTTACCCCGTCAATCACTTGGAAAGTCAAAGTTTCAGTGTGCTGTGTAGTGCCACTAACTACAGCTTTAATATCCATCTGACACAGCCCTAAAGGCCAAGTTGCAGTGCTTGCACTAGATTTAATGTTCAGCCACCCTTTCTGTGTGCTTTGGCTTAATGCAGTACAAGTTAATGTGGCCACAGTAGCACCATCAGCCAGAGCTTTAACCTGTGAAGTGAAGGTATAACCTGTAAGATCAATTGCACGGCGCACATCATCTGGTGGATATTGCAGGGCTTCATCCATATCAACTAGCTGAAGATTTAAGTTGAAAGTGTCACCACGCTTAAATACAAAATTGCTCATAAGTGATTCCTATAGACATAAAAAAACCACCGATGAGGTGGTAGTGATTAAGACATAAAGT